GCTTGTTGTTTTATAATTTCTTTATGTTTGGTTTTTAAACCTGGAGTAGTACTGTCATCTTCATTTGTTACATCCGCCAATGATTTAGCAGTCGCGCTTCCATAGGAAGCTGTGGCTACTCCACCAGCAAAAGCAAGGGATTGATTGGTATTGTTATAATACTTTTCATCTTTCTTATTTGAATTGTCAAAAACCACTTCATAAATTCCAATCGCTTCTCTTTCGGATTTAGTCCATAAAGTGAATATTTGTTTTGGATATTGAATATCTCCAAGTGTAATACCTCTATTACCACTAAGGTGTTTTGTAATTGATCCATCTGTTACTAATGCAAACATAATATTAAGCTCTCGTTAAGTTAAGGTTTCTTCCAACTTCAATCCAATGTGAATTGTGATATCTAAAGGTAAATAAATCACCCTTGCCTGCCGTTGTTGTAGCCGTCGGGGCTGTTCCCCCTGTAAACTCGAATGCAGCATTCCAGGCAATAGTTCTACTTCCGGTTCCATCCTGAATACAAAGAATAGAAATGTATTGTCCTGTTGTAGGATTTGAAGGTAAATCAAAAGTTACATTAGCTGTTAATGTCACTTGTGCAACTGGAGACGCTCTAACATCCCAATCCTGCGTAGCGTCAAACGATAATGTATCTTCTTCTAAATACACACCTCCTGTTATTTTTGTTAAATTATTTGAATCTGCTGATACTACTTTTGATGCAGCACTTGTTCCTAATGTCGCAAGGTCACTGTAGTTTAATTCCGCTGCTGTTGCAGTTACGTTTGTTCCAGCAAGTGAAAAAGTTCCACTGATGTCACAAGTACCATTAATATCTATCGCAGTTGCTGTTAAATCTATTTCACCGCCACCTGCAATACTTAATGTAGATCCATCAGAAGAAATATGTTCACCACCAGCTGCATCGTATAAGTATAATTTAGCGGCACCTCCTAAGACTAAATCATCTGTTGATGTGTCCCATAACATAAAAGCACTTGCTGTATCTCCAAAGAATTTTATGTCATAGCCTTGGTCATCTGCACCAACTGTAAGTGTTGCATCTAATTGAACTGCACCATCAATGTCGACAACATCCAAATTAGCTGTACCATCAACATCTATGTCACCAGCAAGATCAATTCCTGCTGCACCTGCGAAAACTAAATCATCTGCTGATGTATCCCATAACATGTAAGCACTTGACGTATCTCCAAAAAATTTTGTATCATAACCTTGTCCGTCAACACCAGATGTAAACGTAGCGTCTATTTGTACAGCACCATCAATATCAACAGCATCTAAATTTGATGTTCCGTCAATATCCATTGCACCAGAAATATCTAATTCTGTTGCTACAACCTTGTCATTAAACGTTGCAGCTCCTGCTTCACTGCCATCAAGAGTAAGCATTGTAATATCAGAAGTAGCATCAGTTCCTTTAAATATAATATCACTATTATTTGCTGCTGCATCAATTGTAATGTTTCCAGAAGAAGTTGTAAGGTTAACTGCTGCATCACCAGCTGAAATATCATCTGCTGCACTTGACGATGCATCTTCCCATGCTACGGCTGCACCTGCACCACCAGAAGTTAAAACTTGACCATCGGTACCATAATTGGCACCTGCAATTCCTATTTCTGTATCTGCTGTAAATCTGAATTTCTCAGCTGCTGCTTCTGATTTGCCTAACGCAAATACTAAATCTGTATTATTAACACCAGCAGCAAAAGTATCATCGGCTTCTGCCCATATTGAAGCACCAATTAAAATAGCATCTGTACCATCAGATTCTAAAGGAGCTTGAAAATCTATTCTTCCTAATTTATCGGCATCAACAACAGTCAGTTCACCAGTTGTAAGTTTTAATAAACCAGCACCTGCTGCAGTTGCTCCTCGTACTTCGAATGCATTTTCTGACTGATCATATAATCCATATGCACCAGCAGCAGCACCAAATAATTTTACATCTAATCCTGTGTCATCGACACCGACTGTAATGGCACCACTAAATTGAGAAGCTCCGCTTACATCGAGTGCACCATTTAAATCTAATGTTGTTGTTGCAATTTCTACTTCTGTATCAGCGTCAATATCTAATTGACCATCTGTACTTGAACTAATAGATAAAGCTGTATCATAAAAACATAATTTGTTTGTTGCGTTTAAAGTTAATCCTGTTCCATCTGTGTGTGTTAAAGTTGTATCTTGATCATCTCCAAAATTTATAACAGCACTATCGTTAAAGAATGCATCATTAAATTCTAATGCTGTTGTTCCTAAATCAGCTCCACCTGAAGCATCTGGTACGAAAGCAGTTTCTGCTGTAATTGTAGCACTTCGTATATTAGAAGTTCCATTATCTATTGCACCAAATCCTGAAGTAATTGATCCAGAATCTAAAGCACCTGTTGTAACAATACTGGAACTTCCTGCAATTACACCATAAATAGAGCCAATAGCTGTACTATTAATTGTAATAGCATCTGCTTCTAATGTTCCGTCTATATCTGCATTTCCTGATATGTCCAAAGTTGCAGCATCTAGTTCACCAGAGATTGTTAAATTTCTTTGTCCTGTCGTATCTATGCTTGCATCTGTTGTAACTACTTTAGATGCAATAGCTGTACCTGCGGTTAGACCATCTAATAATTCTAATTCTGCTTCTGCAAGAACTGCAGAACCTGCAGTAAATCCTGTTCCTGTAACAATACCAGTTGATGTAATTGCTCCTGATCCAACTGTTCCTGCAAGGGTAACATTTGCTCCACTAAAAGTAGCAGCAGTTGTTGTTCCTGATTTAATAATTAAATTTCCTGAAGTATTAGTAGCACTACCAAAAGTAGTTCCACCATCTTTAAAGAAGATATCTCCACCATCACCATCTAAGATAATATCGCCTGATACATCTAATGTGTAATCTCCAGTAATAGCAGTAGTTTCTGGTAATGAAGTATTTGATGCACTTACAATACCAATATAAATTTTTAAGGTTTCACTAGATAGTGATCCTGAATCCCAAGAAACTGTAATTGTTGTATTTGTTGAAAAGGAAGTAGCAGTAATAGATCCATAGATCGTTCCTGTAGATGAACCTACAGCTTTAACTCGTCTACCTACATGGTAGGCTGCAGTTACATCAACACTTGCTATTGTAAAACTTGTTCCTGATGCGTAAGCAGGCGTATAGGTTCCTGCACCATCTCCATATTCAATCCATTCAGCTGCGTTATACCATTGTCTAATATCCGCCATGATATCACGCATAGCGTTATTGATGTTAGATGGAGCCATTCCTTCGGCTATACTAACTGAACTTGTACCAGTAGCTGTATTATTTGCAGCTGTGGTATCATACATTCCTACATATGTTCCTGCCATTTATTATCCTCCCATAAACCAAACAAATGCTTTGTCATTTTCTTGGTTGTTTTTGTATATCATATCATTCACAGCTCTTTCAACCTCTCGTTGGAAGAATTCACTTTCTGTAAATGCAAATCTTATATTGTCTAAATCGTGTATATCACTCATCGGTTTCCTGCTGAAACTGCTGTTAAATCTACGCCTTGAGCATCACTCCATGATGCAGAGGCTGCCATAGCAACTCCTATTTTGTGGTATCTTCCTGTAGATCTTACAGGACAATCTCCATTTGTTCGTAAAGAACTATAACTCGTACTTGATGCTGAGTCTGCTATTCGTGATCTACTTGTAACTCTTGCAGTAGACGTTCCATCTACCAAAGGTCTAACCATAGTAACTGTTGATCGTTTTCCTGGTGCAGGTTCAATTTCACCTGTTTCAATTGTTGCTGCTAAATTAGCTCCAGTAAAATCTATAAGTTTATTATCTGAATCAAACCCACCAAAGGTAACTATTCCACCAGTCCAGTATCTAGAATCAAATGAAATTGTATGATCATCTAAACTTGCATAAACATCATCTAACATTTCTAAAGTGTAAGATTCAGAAAATTGTGTAAAGATCATTGGAGCAGATAATTCAACAATAGACCATCTTGTTGTTGTATAGTTATAAATAAGTAGTCTATTTTGTGTTCCTGTTGTAGCATCTGTATTTGGATAAGACCAAATAACTAAGTGATTAACAGGATCTACAGCTCCTATAATATTCTGTTCATAACCTGCTGCTAGATCTGCTTTAAAAGTATCGTTAATTTTATTTTCTCCAATAGCTTTAACATTCTCTCCATCTATTTCAAAGAAACCATCTTGTGAATAAAAGAATACTCGTTTACCTATATGAGCTATTGCTTTAGAAAATACAGA